CCGAACTCAGTGGGGCAGAGTGAGTTAGTTGCTGACGCAGTTATTACTGCTAAAATACTTGACAGCAATGTAACACTGGCTAAACTTGATGGTACGACTGTTAAACTTAACACTATTGGATTACCGACTGGTTCGCTTGGACTTAACAGCAACAAAATTATTAACTTGGCAAACGGTACTGGTGCTAATGATGCGGTTAACTTAAGTCAATTAGAAGGTCTTGCAGCAGGTATTGATGTTCGAGCCTCGGTTAGAATTGCTTCGACTGCTAACTTGGGGCTTATTTCATTAACAGCGATTGACGGGGTTACTCCGATTGCTGGTGATCGAGTCTTAGCCAAGGACCAGAGCGCCCCCGCTGCTAATGGGATATACATAGCAGCAGTAGGTGCTTGGACTAGAGCGCCTGATATGGATGCGTGGACAGAAATTCCTGGTGCATTTACGTTCGTTGAAGAAGGAACTACTAATGCCGATACTGGTTGGGTTTGTACTAGCAATGCAGGCGGTACATTAAATACTACTGCTATTGTGTGGGCTAAATTTACAGCGGCTGCGTCAGTAACGCCCGGTGCTGGTTTAGTAGCAAATGGTAGTGCCTTTGATGTAGGGGCAGGTGCTAGTAGTGGTATTACGGTAAATGCTGATGACATTTTAGTAAAGATTGTAGCAGGCACTAGTGGCCTAGCCTTAAGCGCTTCGGGTTTAGCCCTTGATACTGCTTTAGCGGCTAGAAAATTTACTAGTAGTGGTCCAGCATTAACAGCAGGTGTTTGGAGTTCCAGTATAAATCATAACCTAGGGCAAGTTAATCCTGATGTTAGTTTTAAAGATGGAACTAGTACAGAAGGAATTGTTCTGGATTGGAAAGCCGTTGATGCTAATAACATTCAGATTAGAGCCGATGTTGCTAGAACAGCCGCAACTTATGCTGTAACGGTAATCGGCTGATGCCTAGGTTTGAAGGGGCAGTAATACTTGTTACCCCTGTAGTTCATGCAGAACAGTCAGGTAGCCCGGCAACTCCTAGTAGCGGCTTTGCTAAAGCCTATGCCAAAGCAGACGGCTTACCTTACTGGATGGGTGATGATGGAATAGAGAGGCCACTAATTGAGGTACCTTCGGCTATTCACTTGAACCCTTCGTTTGATGCAGTAACCGGCGGAGTCCCCGATAACTGGAATTTGTTTTGGGTAAATGCTCCTGCTACTGTTGCTATTGATTCAACTGATAAGTATGTAGGTGCTAACTCATTAAAGATTATGAGTTCCACTGGTAGTGCAAATGTTTTAAGTTCGGTATTTGCAGTAGCCGAAGGGTCATTAGTTACTTTTACCTGGTGGGGTAAAGCAGGAACAGCCGGACACCAAATAATTTGTAATTTACTTTGTGATGCAGCAGGTAATGGTGATCCTAACCTTTTAGATGGAACCTCAGTTTGGGCTAACCAGGGTAGTTCTGCTGTTACGTTATCAACAACTTGGGTTAAGTATACTAACAGTTTTTTAATACCTGCCAATCAAGTAACGGGACGATTTAATTTTGGTACTGCGACTGCCAATGAAACAGTCTGGATTGATGAAACTTCTTCAAGTATTCAGTTAGCAGTTGCTTCGCCAAGTATAGTTGGTGAGATTAAGATGTGGCCTTTAGCAAGCGAACCTGCTGGTTACTTAATCTGTAATGGACAGAGCACTACAGGTTATCCAGCACTAGCAGCATTAGTGGGAGCAACAGTTCCTGATCTTCGTGGAGTATTTCCTTTAGGTGTTTTGACTGGTACGTATAATATTAATACTGCTGGTGGCTTAGCACAGCATACTCACGATAGAGGAAACCATACGCATACAGATAACTTTGCTAATGGTACTGTTGCTCATACGGGCGCTACTAACCGACCTGGTGGCGGCTCACTTGATGTGATTGCTAACATTGGGGGCACTACAAGTGGAACGCATACTCACACTAAAACAGGTGGTGTTACTACTTCAGGTTCTGGTAATACAGGTAATGCATCGGATGGGTTACCGCCTTATAAAACAGTCAACTTTATTATTAAAACATGACTACTAAACAGCCTACTTCAGAAGAAGTGCTTCTTCAATTGGCTTCTCGAATCAAGGATGCTGGTCGGAAGCCTAACATTAAACGGTACAGACCTCATGCTAAACAGCACTTGTTCCACACCAGTACTCGGAAGAAGAAACTCTACATCGGCGGTAACAGAAGTGGCAAAACTACTGGTGGAGTTGTGGAAGATATCTGGCGAGCAACTAACACTCATCCGTACAGACCAGAACTTAACGCAGTTGGACCTAACTTGGGAAGAGTTGTTGCAGTTGACTTCGATCATGGAGTCGGTCAGGTGTTACTCCCACAATTTTCACAGTGGTTGTACCCGTCGGCGCTTATTAACGGCTCGTGGGAGGACAGTTATAATAAGTCTACCAAGATACTTAGTCTCAGTAATCGCAGTCAAATAGAGTTTATGAGTTATGACCAGGACTTAGATAAGTTTGCGGGAACAGCCCGTCATTGGTGTCACTTTGATGAAGAACCACCGAGGAATATCTGGATGGAATGCTTAGCGCGGTTGTTGGATTTCGATGGTGACTGGCATATCACTATGACTCCTGTTGAGGGAATGACTTGGATTTATGATGAACTGTATGAAGGACAGGTTAATAACCCTGATGGTACAGTAGAAGTTATCGAAGTTAATACACTGGAAAATCCCTATTTGCCAGTGACAGGCATTCGAGAGTTAATTAACATCAGTGATGCTGATGACGTTAGTACTCGTATCGGAGGCGCTTTTGTTCAACAAGGTGGTAGGATTTACAAGAACTTTGATCCTACCTTGGGTGCTCTGCATGTATTAAGTGAACCTGTTGAGAATCCAAGTAAATTGTTCCCTCAGCGATCTTGGTTATGGATCATGGGACTTGATCATGGCTTGAATAATCCGACAGCAGTAGTCTGGCTTGCTGTTGATCCTAATGGATTCTGTGTGGCTTTTGATGAATACTACAAAGCAGAGCGGACTATTGACCAGAATGCTAATGCGATTAAAGATCAGATTAGAGAACACGGTCGATTTCCTGACCTTCTGGTGGCTGACCCTAGCATTCAGAACCGTAATCCTGTTACTGGTACCAGCATTCAAGAGGAATACCAGAAACTTGGACTAAGTTTCATGCTGGGTAACAATGATGTAAAGGCTGGAATCGTTCGCGTTAAGAAGTACTTGAACTCCCACAAGTATAACGGCGTTAAGAAATACATGACTGATGCAGTACCATTGGAATATCATCCTGGGCTGTCGGCCGTGGATGCTCCCGAAGAATTCCCCAAGTTACGTTTGAGCCCTAAATGTCACCAGTTAATTTGGGAAATGAAACGATACCGTTGGAAAACTTATGCCAACAAGAAACTTCGCTATGAGAATAACCCATATGATGAGCCTCACAAGAAAGACGACCATGCTTGTGATGCTTTGAGGTACATCATTATGACTCGACCTGATCTAGTAGCCAATAGTGGAGAATTAGATCAATCCAGAGTAGACGGTATTATGGAGGGGATTGATAAGAAGATAATTAAGAATTCTGGAACTTTGTTTGCTGACCCAAGAGGTTTATTAGAGCCTGAGCATCCTTGGTCTCCAGAAATGAGTCTCCCTGCTCCTAATGATGAATGGCAGTATGATGAACATATGGGAGGAATCTTGTAAATGCTTGACTGGCTGTGCATAACAGGTTATTGTTTACATCAGAACGTTCACAGAAAGGACTTCTAATGGCTGATGATGCCAGTAAGACTACGACTTCACGTTCTAATGTGAAGGTCAAGGAAGATTCTCCTGCTTCTAAGTCTAAGTCTGATGAGAAGGAGAAGTACGAACCTAATCCGGCTACTCGTCAAGATGATGAGTTTGAGGCTGATTACACTGGTGAGCCTAAGACAGTTGAGCAGAATTTCACATACTTAGAAAACACGGATCCTAACAAGTTGGCTAGTCCTTCGGGCATCTATTTAGGCGATGAAATGCGCCGAGAAGCAGAGATTGTCCGTGCAAGATTAGAAGAGCGTGAGCCAGACTTAGAAAATCCTCCTGCTGTTCAAGGAACTCCATTGGTACCTACACATGTTGCTGAGAGTCTTGCACAGCCTGGTGTTGCTGTTCCTGTTGATAAGAAGTTACCTGTTGTTATTGGACAGCCTCAGGACGATGACACTCAGGATGCTGATGCTTCTGAGGACGGTAAGTAATTCATGTTTGAACACTCGGCAAGTGATAAGATGCAGTTCGTCGGGATGGGCGACTTAGTTCATCCCGGCGCCTGCCTTGTCTGTGGTAATGGTACATGCACGGATGGTTATATTAATCTCGGAATTAGCCACGAATGGGAAGGTCAGTGTTATCTGTGCTGGACTTGTGTAGTGCAAACAGCAGAGATTATTGGTTGTATGATTCCTGTAGAAGTCGAAACTCTTAAGGAATACATCCATGATACTGAACGTAAGAATGATTTACTTCGTGGCGAATTGAGGGAAGCAAATGAGCGACTTGCGGCTTATGATTCTGTGTTTGCTAGTGCTTTCATGCATGTTGATGGTAATAACGTTGTGGCTCGCATACCAATTGTTACGGATGAGCCAGGTGCCGACAGCCCTGATAAGCAAACAGAACAAGCAGTTACAGGACCAGAATCAGAGTCTGTTGAATCAACTGAGAGCAGCGAACGACCCAGTGATGTTGGGGAACCTGCAAGCAGTAACAGTGAGTCAGCCCGACCAACCATTAACATCTGAGAACGAATATGTTAATGTTCTAGAACAAGAACTTGCCGAGCATGGTTTTCACTTAGGAGACATTACTAATGACCTCGATGCAAATGGATGGGGCGCCTCTTTCGTCAGGTCCGACGCAGACGGGATCATCGAAGTTAGGGAAAGCGGGACAGGAATCTGAATTACTAGCCGCTATTGTAGCCCAGCGAGAACTTGAAGAGAAGAAGAAAGCATGGGCTTCATGGGTAGATGCAGAATTTGTTAAATGTAAAAATGCCCGCTCTGCTTTTGAACGCCAGTGGTTTATTAACTTAGCGTTTGTTATGGGGAAGCATTACCTTTCCCCGATTGAGATAGCCGGTCAAGGATTTAGACTTACTACGCCGAAAGCACCACCTTGGAGAGTCAGGCTAGTAGTCAATTTCATTAGACCGGCTGTTTTGCGTGAGTTGGCTAAGTTGACTAGTAGCCGACCGATGCCGACAGTAGTGCCTAGTACAAACGAGGGTGAAGATTTCTCTGCTGCTCAGGTAGGAGAAGCACTAATCAAGGCTCGTTTCGCTTATGCTGAGTTTGAAGAGCAGTACCGGGACTGGATTTGGTGGGGCATTGTTTGCGGAGTTAGTTTTATAAAACAATGGTGGGATGGTTCAGCCAAAGATTACGACTCTATGGCGCTACCAGAACCCATTACTATGCCCGACGGCTCCCCAGTACCAGAAGATATGCTTGCTATGATTCCTGGTGCTCAGGAATACATGCAGACATTACAACCGGCTGTCGGGCGAATTTGCGCCGAACGGGTTAATCCTTTCCATATGTATGTGCCAGACCTGTTGAGTAAGCGTCTAGAGAGCCAGCCATATGTAATCCAAGTTATGACTCGTCATCCTGACTGGGTTAAGAAAGCATATAACCTTGAAAGTGTTACGCCCGACAGCAGGGCTGCGGCAACTGTTATGGATGCTGCTAGTTTAATCACTAAAGGTATGGAAGAGCACCTTGACTCGGTTATTGTTAAGGAAATGTGGCTTAAGCCTAATGCCCACCCTGACTTCCCTGAGGGTGGAGTCTTAACGATAGTTAATAGTAAGGTTGTTCAGGTAGCAGAAAAATGGCCGCTTCCTTATCCAGAATATCCGTATTACAAATATGATGGAATTCCTACTGGTGGATTTTACAGTGATAGCAGTATTGTTGACTTAGTTTCGCTGAATAAAGAGTACAACCGTTCACGCAGTCAAATGATGGAAATTAAGAATACCATGGGGAAGCCCAAGATTGTGTATGCTCATGGTAGTATTAACCCCCGTAAGATCAGTAGTGAGCCTGGACAGAGTATTCCTTACACGGCAGGTTATCCCCCGCCGCAGATTATGCCAGGTACAGATGTGCCTAGTACTTTTTATCAAGAATTAGAAATCCTTCGGCGAGATTTCGATGACATTAGTGGACAACATGAGATATCAAGGGGCCAGACACCGAAAGACGTCACCAGTGGTACTGCGATTGCTTTCCTCCAAGAACAGGATGATAGTTTACTTAGCGCGAAAGTTAGCAGCATCGAACTCGCCTGTCAATTTTTAGGGAAGCACTACTTACATCTGGTTAGTACCTATTGGGACGACCAGCGAGTAGTCAAAGTCACTGGTAAGAATCAGGAATATGAGGCTATTCATTGGAAAAAGGACGCCCTGCGTGGGAATATGGACGTCCGTATTCAAACAGGTTCAGCGCTCCCTGTTAGTAAAGCAGCAAAGCAGGCATTAGTAACAGAATGGATGCAGAACGGGTTCCTCGATCCCGTAACGGGTATGGAGGTTCTCGATGTTGGGGATTTAAGTAAGGTAGCAGACGAGTTATTGGTGGATAAAAAGCAAGCACAGCGCGAGAATCTTAAGATGGCTGATGTGCCAGCGCAGTTAGTTAAGTTGTTATTGAATCCAGCACCAGGCCCTAATGGAGAGCAGCCTACTCAGGTCCCTAATCCACAAGATCCTACTCAGCCTCCTGTAACACTGAACGGTGATGGTACACCGTTCCAGCCTCAGCCTCCTGTACCTGTTAATTCATGGGATAACCATGAAGCACATATTCAATGGCATAACCACTTCCGTAAGACACAAGAGTTTGAGTTGATGGCGGAAGAGAATAAGCAAGTATTTGAAATGCATGTACAAATGCACCAGATGAGTATGATGGGAATGCAGGTTAATCCCAGTAATCAAATGGTAGCAGAACCACAAGCACCTGTTCAGTCAGGTCCACCTGGTTTCCCAGAAGAGGGGGTTCCGCCACAACCCAATTCAATGGGAGCAGAAAATCAGGTTGCTGAACAGGGTGGTGGGGAGTTAGGGAGTTCTCCACCAGCATAGAGCGGAAAGGATCTGTGCTCCTTGTACGCTCCAATAGAACCTCCTAGTATTCCGACACTAGGAGGTTCTATTGTTTTGTTTACCCAGTAGCAAGCCAATTGCTTGCCAAAATCACTAGTTTACCAGTACTGTAATACCTACTAGGGCCAGGACCCTACCATCACAAGGGTAGAGGAACAGCCGAATGAATAGTTACCTCGGAGGTACAAGCCAAAGTGAATGAGGGAATTAATCCTAGTTGGAAACCGCTGCTAGATTTGTTACCCAATGAACTTCATGGGATTGTTACACCCCATTTGAAGCAATGGGATTCAAACTTTCAGGCTGAAGTTAAGAAAGTCCGTGATGAATATGCCGGACTTGATGAATATAAGCCGCTTGCGGAAGCCAAGATTCCGGTTTCTCGCGTTGCTCAGAGTTTGCAGTTAGCAAACTCACTGGAAGAGGACCCTAAAGTGTTCCTCGCCAAGATTAACGAAACTTGGGACTTAGGATTTGTGGATAGTGCTGATATTCCTGAGACTACCCCCGAACGTGATACCGATGGTTTCGACTTAGGAGATAGTAGCACTATGGATGACTTAAGTAATCACCCTATGTTCAAGCAGTTGAGTGAACAATTACAACAGGTACAGCAAACTTTTGAGGAAAGACAACAGGCCGAACAAGAGGCCCAGGAGTTAGTCGAGTTTGAGAAGTCTGTTGAAACTCTGCTGAGCAAGGAAGAGAACAAAGGTATTCCCTCTGAACTTGTAATGGCTTACATGGCGCAAGGATTTGAAGGTGACGAGGCTGTAAAGCGCGTCAAGGGGTTCTTAGCGCAGACTGTCGAGGTACCTAGTAATACACCTGAGACACCAGAAGCGCCTGTTGTAATGGGTGGGGATGGAGCATCAGGAAGCGGAATGCCTGACGGTAACATTGATTTCGGACACACTATGAAAAAAGGTGCGGTCGAAGATGTTGTTATCGCTATGCTTCAACAGTCAGCACAAAATAATGCTCAGGGCTAAAAGTCCTGATCCTAGTCTAAGGAATTCTAATGCCTGGTGCAACTCTTACAACAGTTGCTGCCATTACCAAGGAGATTTACGGTCCTCGTATCGTCGATCAGTTAGAGAACGAAACTGTTCTTACTAAGCGGATCGAAAAGACTAGCCGTGGAACTACCTCTGAGGTTGGCGGCAAGTATGTTACTTTCCCACTTAAAACCCGTCGTAATCACGGTATTGGTTACCGTAACGAAACTGAGCAGTTGCAATCTGCTGGTCAGCAGGGTTGGCAGAACGTTCGAGTTCCTCTCCGTTATGGTTATGGCCGAGTCCTTATGACTGGTCAGACAATGGAATTAGTGGATGAGAACTATCAAGCCTTTGCCGCGGCTATTACAGAAGAGATGGAAGGACTCAAGACTGATATCCAGAAGGATACTAACCGTATTCTTTGGGGTAATGGTGTTGGAACTCTCGCTACTGTTGATACTGCCGCTGGTCCTGTTAATACCATTAGTGTGGGTACTGATGATGAGGCAGTTAACTGGCTCGATATTGATATGCAGGTTGATATTGTTGACGCAGCCACTGGTTTGACCTATAAGGCTCAGAACCGCAAGATCACCGCTATTAACGAGGCTACTGGCGACTTCACCTTTGACGGTGCGGCCGGTACCGTTGTTATCGGTGATGTTGTTGTTCGTACTGGTAACTATGGTCGTGAGCCTCAGGGCTTAACTAGCCTGGTTGCTGCTAACTCGACACTGTTTAACCTTGCGACTTCGACTGAACCGCTGTGGGGGAGTACTGTGGATTCTACCGGCGGTGCGCTGTCGGAATCGAAGATGATTAAGATGGCTGACAAGTTACGTAAGAAGGGTGGCCGTCCTTCGGTTATCTTTAGTGATCTTGGTACTCGTCGTGCTTACTTCAACCTCTTAACTACACAGCGTCGATTTACTGACACTAAGAACTTTGAGGGCGGTTTCGTAGGACTTGCATTCAACTACTCTGGCGGGGAGATTCCCGTTATGGAGGATGTGGATGCTCCTGCTGGTAAGATGTGGTTCCTCCGTGAAGAGGACTTCAAGATTTACCGCCGTAAGCCTTGGTCCTGGGAGGACAAGGATGGTGGAGTCTGGAAGTGGGTTGTTAACTATGACTCATTCGAGGCTATGATGAAGCAGTACTGGGAGTTTGCAATTCAGCGGCGTAACACTCAGGGCGTTATGACTGGTATTACTGCTGGCTGATTGGTTTTAAGGAGGGGAGCGGTTTATTTTGCCGAGGGATGGGCCGCTCCCTCCTTTAACATTAGGAGCAACATGGACGCGAACAGCACACTGGTTACAGTTGTACTAGTTCTTGCTGCCATTGCTATTGTTCTGTGGATTGTAAGGAGAGGTTAAATGAGTAGCAGTACGGTTAAAGAGCGTATGCGCTTAACCTCAGGGGTAACTGTAGCAGCAGCCGCAGTATTGTCTGGTGCTGATTTAGCCCAGGCTGCTTTATTAACTCAGGCATCTACTACTGTCGGCCCTGAAAAAGATGGTGCTCGTTTAGAGCAGTTAGCCGCAGGTGGAGTAACGTAACATGGTTGATGAAATTCTTGTTAATGGGGTTTTTGTTAATGCAGAAGTAGAACGAGTTGCATTAGCAATTAAGGAATATGAACCTGATATTGATATTGAGTGGGTTCCTCCTGGTCAACGAACAGATGAAAATGGTGAGCCTATCCCGGCCTTTAAGTTAGTTCATAGGCCGGTAGGTTCAGCACCATATATTATGTTCTTTATTGATGACGAATCAGAGTTCGACCTGCGAGTGCTTCAACGGATCATTTATAACGATCAGCGTAAAGGCAAAGATACTTACGATCAGATTCGAGCCTTTGAAGAGGCTGATAGATTAGTTGAGCGTCAGCGCGCTCGTGATGAACTTGAAGAAGCCGAAGATATGGCTCGTCACATATTAGCAACTCATTTGAACACGTATAAAGTTAGTCCACATTTAGTAATTAAATCAGGTATTCCTTTTAATGCTAAACTATTAGAGGACTGAGTTGAGTGAAGGTTGCTGAAATCGTTAAACGAGTACGGGATACCGTTGGCGATACATTAGTAAACCAGTTTAACGACGAGACAATCACTAATTGGATTAATGATGCTGTACGAGAATGTGCAGTAGAGAATAGTTTGCTGCAAAAGACTGCAAGTAGTAGTATGGTTGTAGGACAAGCAGAATATAACTTGCCTACTGATATTTATAAATTGCACAGTGTAATTATAGATAATCAGAAAGTTCAGATGAAGAGTCTGAATGAATTTGAGAATAGTGTAGATGATTACCCTGAGACTAGTACTGCTTCTGGAATGCCTCTAATTGGATATGTCTGGGCAACTAAACTTACAGTTTATCCGGCTCCTAGTGCGACTTGGAATCTTAGGATCAACTATACTGCTGATCCTGGTGATATTGTTTATCCTAGTGGTGGAGGCGGTGCTTGGGGGAACACTGTTCCTGCTATTCCTGCTAGTTATCATTTACGGATTGTAACTTATTGCTTGGCACAGGTATCGTTACAAGACGACGATCAGAATAAGTATCAGATGTTTATGGAGGAATTCAAGACTGGTGTAGTTAAACAGTTACATCAAACTGAAAGTCAAGAGGATACATACCCTTACATTACGGTGTCGGCTCGTGATGTTGGTGGTTATGGTGGTTGGGATGAATGGGGCTGGGAACCTTGGTAAACGAGAATATCCAAGGAATAGTTCCTATTGCTGGTCGGGGACACGTTCGTAAGCGTGCAGGCAATTATCAGCCAGGGGAATTCCCATACTTGGTTAATTGTGAAATTCTAGAAGATGGCTCTATAGTTAATCGCAGACCGATACGATCTGCATACGGGGTAAACAAAGCCCTGACAGTTATGGATAACTCTTGTGGATTTATTGGACATTTTAGGTCCAATCCAATTATGTCCGGTGTCAATACCCATGACATTATTGTAGCAGAGAACTATGAGAGTGCTAGTTCCTCTTTCTTATTTGCTCCTAATACGATTATCGCAGGCCAGCCTGCTGGTAGTTGGATTAGATCT